TTTGCTATACTTACTTAAGAATTAAACAACATACCGAGAAAGGGTAAAGATTATGGAAAAAGATTATATTAAAGTACCTGTCACACATGGTCTGCGTACTTTAAAACAAGCATTGCTTGGACTTGACAAACAATTACAAAAAGAGTACCCTGATGAATATAAATTACGAGTACCTTTTTATACTGAATTGAAAAGCATTTGCAAAAACAAAAAAGAGTTTATGTTTATGTATGAAGATGAGAACACTATTGATTTAAGTTGTTTTACAGATCTTGAAAGCAAAGACTTTGAATACGGACACATCGCTACTAAAACATTACTAAAAAAAGAACCCTGTGAGCAATATGATTCAGGATTAATACTGACAAAAAGTTGGTCTTATAAAACTTGGGTATACGAGTTAACTTTTATAGATGGTTGGCAAAGTGACAATACAATAAGCTTTTATTTTGAGTAAACAACATACCGAGAAAGGGTAAAATTATGGGATACACAAACTACTACACACAAAATGAAGAAATAGCACAAGACAAGTGGAATAATATTTTAAAAGAGTACAAGTATTTACAAAAGGTAATGAAAGAAGTGATAACTGATGTAAGTGAAAGTAAAGATGAGATTGCTTTTAATGGTGTTGGTAATGATTCGCATGAGACTTTTATACTAACGAGAAAACTACCAAAAGGGGAAGATCCTTTTCATTTTTGTAAAACAAAGTTTAAGCCGTACGACATCGCAGTATGGCATATGTTGACTTTTGTTTATTGGCAACACGGGACACCTCCAGCAAAAGATCCATTTAGTATAGGTAGAGATGATCCTAGTTATGAGTAAGTAGCATAATAAAAGAGCATCAGTATGTGTTGTTTTTGTTATAATAATTTAACTTAAACAACACACCTAGAAAGGGTAAAAATAAAATGAGTAAGTTTTTTAAATACGACCTAGACAAAGCACAACATTATATATGCGAAATGTATTTTGGTACTGCTAATCCAACCATAGACGAAATAACAACCCATGCAGGTCATGCGTCGGTTGCTTTTGGTTTTTTAGAGTTTTGCCAAACGCAAAAAAATGAGGGTAAACAGTTTATTTATATTAGTAATACTGAGCACCCACAGGAAGATCTTCCTAATCCTGACATGGATATAGAGCTTGACAATGGCAAAGAAGACACAGAGTTTGCCAACAGTATACACAGTATGCGAGTAAGTATGGGTGGTCAAACATATAGTAGTTTAACCAAATGGGTACATAAATATAGAAACTATTTATGGGACATTTATTATTTAGAGTGCCATGACCCAGCTTTCAGTCACGGTATATTTGTTTACTTTAAGTAAAAACAAGGACAACATATGGTAACAAAACCAGAGTCTAAACTATGGCAAAATTTAAGGGACAATACTAAATATTGTGGAGTCTTTTGGACACGTATAGAATCATGGGCGACTCCAGGAATACCAGATCTACATGGAGTGGTAGACGGTCATGCTTTTTGGGTAGAATTGAAAGTCCACAGGTTAAAGTCGCTAAAGTCATTAAAACTAAGTCCCCATCAAATAGCATGGCAGACTCAGTATTTTTCCAAATCAGGCAACGTCTGGAACTTGGTTACTCATCCTTCCTCCCACACCCTAAATATATTTAGTGGGGGGAGAGCCATGGAGATTGGAGGATTGACGGAGAACAAAGGAGAATTGATTCCTGATTATTCTACGTCTTTTCCGTACGACTGGAAAGGAATAATGTCTCACTTTCTCTCGTAATCTGTCCAAGTCTTCCTCTCACGAGAGAGATGATTGATCAACCTTGATCCATGAACCTCTGGCCATCAGTCATGGACTATTGATCAAGTCTGATCATCTTTGATCTTTTACGATCAACCTTGATCTAGAAGAATATGATTATAAAAGATTATAAAAGATTATAAAAGACTTGCATATTGAGTGATATAATGGTATTCTTACTTAATTGTTAATAACAACTTAACTCCGTAGAAAGGGAGATGTTTAATGACTAAATTGGCTACTAAACCTCAGGCTCCAACTAAGGCAGTTGTGAAGTCTGTTGAGTTACTTGTCAAAGGTAAAGAGTTATCTTACCTAGACATTACTACTTTTATCAAAACACATGCAGGTGGAAACGAGGCGAATGTTCATATCGTTCCGTTGCCTAACGTGGACTTAAAAGGAGACAAGCCTGTTCCTTTTGGTTATGGTGGGAAACCAGATGGTGTAAGACGCACCATACAAGACTGGATGCTAAAAGGTTATAAGGGTGATACATCCTTAAAAACCATATTAGCTAGAGCCACTAAGCTTGGACATTCGGCAAGTAAGCCTGTCTGTCTTCATGCTCTGTTACATGGTGGTTACTCACCGTCCAGTAAATATTGGTTGACTCCATACGCAAAGCTCGTCGTCAAAGGTTAAAGTTTAAAGGGAGTTCTAACAAGCTCCCTTTTTTATAGCTGATGACTCCCGATCATGCTTGATCTAAAGCAGAAGAAGTAGCATAATAAAAGAGCTTCTTAACTTTTATGTAATGGTATTATTGTTTATTAAACTAACTTACTAAGGATAAACCTATGATCTTTCTACTTTGGTTCTTGTTACTCCTCGCTGTTGTTGTTTGTTTCTGACTTTACTCCGACATTGACTCCTCGCTGTTGTTGTATGTTATCTCATCTCATCTATACATACACATATATACATAGATCATGCTTGATCAAACAGCATAAATAAAATTCTAGCTTTATAAACATTTATAATTATTTATAATTATTTATAAATAAAGCTTGTATAGTTTTTAAAAGGGTGGTACAATAAGCTGTAACACTTTTGTTACTAATTAAATAAGGGGCATTAAAATGCAAACATTACCAAAAACTACTACTAATAATAAAACAGCACCAATTAAAGCTTTACCTAGCTTACAAATTAGCAACGGCAAAATACTAACTTATAATAGTATACGCCAATTTATAGCCAATAGCTGTGGGGGTAGCCTTATGTTATGTAACGTTGTACCTTTACCAAATTGCAACCTAACAGCTGGGCAAAACCCAACACCGTTTGGGTTTACTGGTGGGCGTGGCAAAGTGCTTAGCCAATTAGGTGGGGTACGTTGCGCCCTTATTAATTGGCATGTACATGGCTACAAAGGTAACCACAATTTAAGTGTTATATTAAACAATGGTGTTAGTACTATTTGGTGTGGTAAAAAAGTAAATGTTGGGCATAGTAAAACCAGCCCAATAGTTACCCTTGCTTTATTAAATGGTGGCTTTACCCCAACTAATAACCCAAATTGGGGTACAAGCTTTATTAAATTACAAGCAATAAACCCCACCAAAACAGCCTAGCTTTAACGGTGCAAGGTAGGTTATTACCATACCTACCTTGCATTTGCTGGGGGGTAGCTGTTGCCACCCCCCACCCCCCACACCCCCCCTATAGGACGGCGTAGGTATTACACCCTAACGTAATACCTTGTTTTGGATAGTTTTTCGAGACCATAAAAATTTTCGAAAATTCCAAAACATGATTCATGATCCGTCGCCCCTACCCCCCTAAACATTGAAAAGGTGATAGGTTCATTGTCTAGCAAAAATTTTCGATGTATAAAGAAAATATGGTAATGCACACAGGTTTGATACCCGAGGATAAGTTGAAAAACTACGCTTCTTTATTGGAGCGAGCAAAGCAGATGAAGGAATCAGAGTATGCCCAAGAAAGTTTTTTGCCTTTTGTAAAGAGAGTATGGCCTGAGTTTATAGAGGGCAACCACCATAAAATTATTAGCAAAAAATTTGACCGATTGGCAAGTGGCGATTTGAAACGCTTGATCGTGAATATGCCACCACGACACACGAAATCTGAATTCGCGAGTTATTTATTACCTGCGTGGTTGATGGGAAAGAAACCAAGTTTGAAGATTATGCAGACAACGCATACAGCAGAATTGGCTTTTAGATTTGGTAGAAAAACGAGGAATCTGATGAATTCCTCTGATTACAAACAGATCTTTTCAAATGTGAAGTTGCGAGCGGATAGTCAAGCGGCTGGACGTTGGGAGACGGATAAAGGCGGAGAGTATTTTGCTGCTGGTGTGGGAGGAGCGGTTACTGGTCGAGGAGCGGATTTATTAATAATTGATGACCCCCATTCCGAGCAAGACGCATTAAGTCCAAGTGCAATGGAACATGCGTATGAATGGTATACTTCTGGACCGAGGCAAAGACTCCAACCAGGAGGAGCTATTGTATTAGTTATGACGCGATGGGCGGAGAATGATTTGACAGGTAAATTGATACGCCAACAAAGCCGAGATATCTTAGCGGACCAATGGGAAATCGTAGAATTTCCAGCGATGATGCCAGATACAGATGCCCCCTTGTGGCCTGAGTTCTGGAAAAAGAAAGATTTATTAGCGGTAAAAGGATCGTTGTCCGTAGCAAAATGGCAAGCGCAATGGCAGCAGAATCCGACGAGTGAGCAATCCGCAATATTAAAAAGAGATTGGTGGAACACTTGGGAAAAGAAAGAGCTGCCCCCTTTATCGTATGTAATGCAGTCTTATGATACAGCGTTTAGTAAACAAGAGTCTGCAGATTATAGTGCGATAACAACGTGGGGGGTTTTTTATCCAGACGAAGGAGGACCTGCAAATATTATATTGGTAGACGCAAGAAGAAACCGTTGGGATTTTCCAGATTTAAGAAGAGTTGCGTTAGAGGAGTATAAGTATTGGGATCCAGAATGTGTATTAATTGAGGCAAAAGCGAGTGGTATGCCATTGACCCAAGAACTACGGAGCATGGGGATTCCCGTCATGAATTATAGTCCAAGTAGGGGTAATGATAAATTTACTCGAGTAAATTCTATTGCGCCTTTGTTCGAAAGTGGGTTAGTATGGGCTCCAGATGCTACATGGGCTGAGGAAGTAGTTGAAGAATGTGCCGCTTTCCCCGCAGGAGAACATGATGATTATGTTGATACCGTTACACAAGCGTTGCGAAGATTTAGAGAAGGGGGCTTTATACAGCACCCAGAAGATTATTATGAAGACAAAATCACTATTGTTAATAAAAGGAAATACTACTAATGGCTGAATCAGACCGCCCAAGCAATATAGAAAAATCTTTAGTAGAAGCCCCTCAAGATATTTTGTTATCTGAGGAAGAAATAAATCTTACTGCTGCTGAAGATGAATTTTTAAACCAAGACATTTCTATAGAAATCGAAGAAGATAATGAAGGCGGAGCGGAAATACAGTTTGGTGAAGAAGAAACAACGATTTCTGAACCTGATGATTTTTTTGGAAACCTTGCAGAAACATTACCTGAATCTACATTAAATGAAGTTGCGAGCGATCTTTTAGGATTAGTAGAAGATGATAGAGTAAGTAGAAAAGATTGGGAGGATGTATACACAAAAGGATTAGATCTCCTTGGATTAAAATACGAAAACCGTACAACACCTTTCGAGGGAGCAACGGGAGTAATCCACCCTTTATTAAATGAAGCGGTAACACAATTCCAAGCAGGAGCCTATAAAGAAATGCTTCCAAGTGGTGGTCCTGTGCGTGCTCAAATTGTAGGAACCCCTAGTCTAGAAGTAGAACAACAAGCGGTGCGTGTTCAAGAATATATGAATTATCAAATCATGTACAAAATGGAAGAATACGAACCAGAACTTGACCAAATGTTGTATTTCTTGGGATTAGCGGGAAGTGCTTTCAAAAAAGTTTATAATGATGAAACATTACAAAGACCTGTAAGTAAGTTTGTACCAGCAGAAGATGTGATTGTACCCTACACCGCTACAGATTTACGATCAGCAGAAAGAGTAACCCATGTTTTGCGTATGTCTAAAAATGAATTACGCAAACTTCAAGTAGGGGGATCATACCTCGACATGGAAATTTCTGATAATGCAGGAGATTCTAGTAATATTTCTGATAAATATGATGAATTAGAAGGATTAAGTAGAACAGGACCAGATGATGATGTTACTTTATATGAAAGTCATTGTTATTTAGATTTAGAAGATTTTCCTGATATAGGAGAAGATGGCGCACAAACAGGGATAAAACTCCCGTATATTGTTACAACATGCAACGATACGAATGATATTTTATCTATTCGTAGAAACTATTCTCCAGACGACCCAACAAAAAGTAAACTCCAACATTTCGTTCAATATAAATTTACTCCTGGACTAGGCTTCTATGGTTTTGGTCTTATCCATCTATTGGGTAACTTATCAAGAACAGCAACATCAAGTTTAAGACAGTTGATAGATGCAGGAACATTAGCTAATTTACCTGCTGGATTTAAAGCAAGAGGATTAAGAATTGCTGACGACGCTGAACCCCTACAACCAGGAGAGTTTAGAGATGTTGATGTTCCAGGAGGCGATATCCGTACAAGTTTAATGGCCTTACCTTATAAAGAACCGAGCCAAACATTGTTTCAGTTAATGGGTTTTGTTGTTTCAGCAGCAGAAAAATTTATAGGAACAACAGATCTCGCTGTAGGTGACAGTAGCCAAGAAATGCCTGTAGGAACAACCATTGCTTTATTGGAACGTGGCGCAAGGATCGTTAGTTCTGTTCATAAACGTCTTCATGCAAGTATGAAAATAGAATTAAAAATGATGGCAAAAATATTTGGAGAAGATCCAAAACCATACCCTTATGAAGTGAACCAAGAAAAACAAATTAAAGCACAAGATTTTGATGACAGAATAGATATTTTACCTGTTAGTGATCCTAATATGTTTAGTATGTCTCAGCGTGTCGTATTAGCACAAGAACAATTAAAATTAGCACAAGCTGCCCCTGAACTGCACAATCTTTACGAAACATATAGAAGAGTGTACGAAGCGTTGGGTGTAACTAATATAGATCAAATATTAAAACCAGAAAAACCTGAAGCTCCTCATGACCCAGCTACAGAAAACCAAGAAGCTTCGGAAGCCGCAGCAGGACAATTAAAATTACAAGCTTTCCCTGAGCAAGACCATGATGCTCATATTGCTGTACATGCTGCTTATATGAAATCAGTAGTTGCACAAATGCAGCCCCCTGTTCTTATGACTTTAGAAAAACATATTTATGATCATATTGGATTAAAAGCCCAAGTGATAGCTAGTCAACAAATGCCTCCCGAACAAGCTAAACAACAACCTGAGGCAATGGCTAACTTAATAGCGCAAACACAAGCACAACTCATGCAACAATATTTAGAAGCTAATCCCCCTGCACCACAACAAGATCCACTTGTTGAAATTAAAAAACAGGAGGTAGCTTTAAAAGCAAAAGATCAAACAGAAGATCAAGCGCATCAACAAGCTGAACTTCAATTTGATAGAACAAGATTAGCCGAACAAAGCCAAGTTCAACGTGAACGTATTCAAAGCTCTGAAGACATGGCTAGGCTTAGAGCTCAACAATCTTTGCAACAAAGTAAGCAAAGAAATTAAAAGGAGAAAACTATGGTTGAATTAATGAACCGTTTTAAAGAACCCTCATCTTACGCAGCCTTAACAGGAGTATTTGCAATGTTAGGGGTAGTAATTCCTAGTGACTTATGGCAAAGTGTTGTCATGATAGCTTGTGGATTATGTGGAGCCGTCGGATTTTTTATTAAAGAAAAGAAATAAGGAGAAACTTTATGAGTAGAAACAAAGATGACGAAGAGTATCTGAAGGAACTGAACAAGTTGGATCCAGATGGTGTTCCGTTGGATATACCTCGAGATGATTGGGATTTCCCAGAAAGATTAAATAAGAAGCAATTAGAAGATTTGATAGGCGACAAGAATAAAAAGAAAAAAATTAAAGTTGCAAAGAAAAAAGGCAAAACGAGGCTGATGGCTAAAGAAGGCGATTTTGTTGATAGAGAAGAGTTTGAATCTGAAAAAGAGAAAAAAGAAGCCAGCATGAATAAAAAGTCAAAAGGCGGCATCATGCGAAAAGGTTTTTCTGACGGCGATTTTGTCGATAAGAAAGTAATTGAAGCTTTTTTGAATAGACTTTTAATGACCGAAGGTGATGATGCAATAGCAGAGGGAGCAATAGCAGAGGGAGCAATAGCAGGGGGAGTAGCAGGAGCAGTCTCTGGAAAAAGTCTGGCAACAAATGAAAAGCTGAAAAAGAAAAAAGGCGGCATGATAAGAAAAGGTTATGCTGGAGGCGGTGAGGTAGTTACTAGACCACAACAAAAGTGTCGTGGTGGCGGAGCAGCAACCAGAGGACTTGGTTTTACAATTAGCTAAAGGAGAATTGTTATGCCCATACCTTTAATCGGTGGTTTACTTAGTGCTGTAGGAGATATTGCAGGTACTTGGGTAAAAGGCAAGATGGATGAAAAGAAAGCCTTGACCTCCATAAAAGTAGCAAAAGCAAAAGCTGAAGCTGTGGTTTATGAGAAACAAGCTACAGGTGAGCTTGATATGGAGAAATCTTTAACAGAGCAAATGGGTGGCTCATGGAAAGATGAAGCATGGACTATTTTCTTTATCGCTGTTTTAGCAGGATGTTTTCTTCCATGGACGCAAGATACTGTCAAAGAGGGTTTTATATTCCTTGATGAAAGTACACCAGATTGGTTTGCTAATTGTATTTATATTTCTATAAGTGCTTCATTTGGTTATAGGGTAGCTAAAGGAGGAATGGGTATGATAGGTGCAGTAAAGAAACAACCTCAAGTAAAAAAACAACCTCAAGTAAAGAAACAAAAACCAAAAACGGATAGTTAAATGTATGAGTACAAATGTACCTTATTAAGAGTTATAGATGGAGATACTATAGATGTTGACATTGACCTCGGTTTTAAAGTGTGGTTGCGGAAAGAACGTGTACGAATGGTCGGAATCGACACACCTGAAAGCCGAACAAGAAACTTGGCTGAAAAAGAGTTGGGTCTGGCTTCAAAAGCTAGGCTTAAAGAGTTGTTGCCAAAAAAGTTTACATTAGTTACACATAAAGATGGTAAAGGGAAATTCGGTCGCATACTAGGTGAACCTTTGGTAGACCACCCAGAATACGGAAAAATTAATGTTTGCGATAGAATGCTTGAAGAAGGCCATGCCCGACCGTATTATGGGGGAACTAAAGTTCCGTGGGTGATTTTAAAAAACAGTTAAAGGAAAAAAAGATATGGATGGGCTTTACATTTGTGAAAAACTGCTTAAACTGATCCGGGAAAGAAAGAAAGCCACAATAGACACTCTTTCTCATGGTGCTATTTCTGACTTTGTTAATTTTAAAGAGACCAGAGCTAGAATAATTGAGCAAGAATATATAGAACAGGTAATAAAAAACCTGCTAGAAAGCAAAGAGAAAAATGACTAAACCAACATTAATAGTACCAAACCACTATAAGTCCTCTGAAGAAATACCCTCTCAACCCCCATTACAAAAAGTATATGAAGAAGTAGAAAAATATACTTCTCAAATAGATTCTTTATCTGATTCTGCTAAAGAAAGATTACCTGTTCCAACAGGGTGGAGAATTTTAATTCTACCTTATAGAGGACAAGGTAAAACAGAAGCAGGAGTTCATATCCCTGAAAGTGTTATAGATAGAGAATCGATAGCTACTGTTTGTGGCTATGTTTTAAAAATTGGTCCACTTGCATTTAAAAACCAATCTAAATTTGGTCCTTTACAAGTTCCTTGGTGTAAAGAAGGCGATTGGATAATTTTTGGTAGATATGCAGGAAGTCGTTTTAAAATTGATGGTGGTGAAGTTCGATTATTAAATGATGACGAAGTTTTAGCTACTATTAAAAACCCAGAAGATATTATACATTCACATTAACCCATGGAGAAAACCATGCCAGAAGCAAATACACAAGATGACGTAGAAGTCCAAATAGAACCAGTAGAACCAGAACCAGAAAAACTAGAAATAAAAGAAGACGTTAAAGAAGAACAAAAGGAAACAACTTCTTCCGAAGAGTTAGAAGAATATAGTGAGGGTGTTAAAAAAAGAATAAGTAAACTTACAGCAAAAATGAGAGAAGCAGAACGTAGAGAAACGGCTGCTGTGGAATATGCTCAATCTATAATAAAACAAAACGAAAACCTACATAAAGATAGAAATAATCTAGATCAACATTATGTGCATGAATTTGAAAATAGATTAGGGGTTCAAGAAAAGTTTTTACAAAAAGAATTAAAAGATGCTATTGATAGAGGAGATACAGATACTCAAGTAAAAATGCAAACGGAGTTAGCTAAATTAGCTAGTGAAGGTACTAGACTAACTTATGTAAAACAACACCAAACCCAACAATTAGAGGCAGCGAAACAACAACCACAACCACAAGCACCTGCTGCCCAACTTCAAAGAAGACCTGATGTAAAAGCGAATGCTTGGGCAGAAAAAAACACATGGTTTGGAGAAGACGAACCAATGACATTAACAGCTTTTAGTATTCATAAAAACCTAGTAGAAACAGATGGTTACGATCCAACTTCTGAAGAGTATTATGGTGAGTTAGACAAAAGAATACGAATTGAATTTCCACACAAATTTGACAACGCAAACGGGACAATTAAGAAGACACGTAGCTCTCCTACAGTAGCTTCTGCTAGTCGTCCTGCTAGTCGTACAAATAATCGATCTGTGAAATTATCTGCTTCACAGGTTGCAATCGCAAAGAAACTTGGTGTATCATTAGAGCAATATGCAAAACAAGTTAATTTGCTTAAACAATCGTAGAGGAGATCTTATGACCAACGATCGTAGTCCACGCACTTCCCAAAGCAGGGAAAAACAAGTTCGTCGCACTCCGTGGCGACCACCGTCAACATTAGACGCACCTAAACCACCAGAAGGATATACTCATAGATGGATAAGAGAATCTGTTATGGGTCATGATGATAGAAAAAATCTTTCTGCTCGGCTTCGCGAAGGCTTTGAATTAGTTCGCGCCGATGAGTACCCAGACTTTGAAGCTCCTAGTATCCAAGATGGAAAACATGCAGGAGTAATTGGAGTTGGTGGGTTAGTACTCGCAAGATTTCCAGTTGAATCGCGTCAAGAACGCACAGATTTCTTTAACAAGAAAACAGAAGAACAAATTTCCGCTGTTGATAATGATTTAATGAGGGAAAGTAACCCTTCGATGCCAATCAGTAAACCTGATAGGCAAACTCGTGTAACTTTTGGGGGAAATAAAAATTCCTCTGAGTAATTTTATTTTGAAAAGGAAAAAAACATGGCAAATTTAGACGCTGCCTTTGGTCTTAGACCATATAAAATGCTCGGTGAAGGTGCAAATACTAACGGTGTGTCCAACTATGCAATCCAAACAACAAGTACAGCAGGAACAGCTTCTGTCTTGTTTGAAGGAACGCCTGTTATTCCATTAGCTAATGGATTAATAGATTTATGTGGAAATGCTGCTGGTCATACAGTACCTTTACTTGGCGCATTTATCGGTTGTAATTATACTGATTTAAATGGAACACCTACTTGGTCACCGAAATGGCCAGGAACTGCTGCTGTTAAAACTTCAACTGCGGCAACAGCAATGATTGCTGCTAATCCAGATCAATTATTTTTGATTAATTGTAATGGAAACGGAGCGGATGCAGATGTACATAGAAATGCAAATTTCTCTACAGCTATAACTGGAAACGCTACTACAGGGCAATCTCTTGGTGAATTAGACATTTCTACGTTGAACTCTACCAATACGCTGAATTTAAGAATTGTTGGATTCTCAGATGAGCCGTCAAGTGACGACGCTACTGTATCTGGGCGTTTAGCAATAGTATTATTAAACAATCACTTCTATCGTTACAATGCTAACGGTACTGGTGCAGGTATATAGGAAAGGAATAATATACAATGGCTATAACTAGATCCCAACTCCTAAAAGAACTTGAACCAGGACTAAACGCTTTGTTCGGTTTGGAGTACGATAGATACGACAATGAGTCTGCTGAAATCTTTGAAACTGAAACTTCAGATCGTGCATTTGAAGAAGAGGTAATGTTATCAGGTTTCGGTCAAGCTCCAGTAAAAGGCGAGGGCGCAGCAGTTTCTTATGACTCTGCAAACGAAGCTTATACTGCTCGTTACACACACGAAACAATAGCACTTGCTTTTGCGATTACAGAAGAAGCTGTAGAGGATAACCTTTATGACAGACTTTCTAGTCGTTACACTCGTGCTCTTGCTCGTTCAATGTCAAATACGAAACAAGTTAAAGCAGCTTCAGTGTTGAATAATGCGTTTAATTCTGCTTATACTTTTGGTGATGGTGTAGAACTTTGTTCTCTACTTCACCCTACAGTATCAGGCGGTAATTTTGCGAATGAATTATCAACTCCAGCTGACTTAAACGAAACTTCGTTAGAGCAGTCGTTAATTGATATTGCAGCTTTCATAGACGAAAGAGGTTTAAAAATTGCATTGCAAGGTAAAAAATTAATAATTCCACCTTCATTACAATTTGTAGCTGAAAGACTTATGGCTTCTAACCTACGTCCAGGAACTGCAGATAATGACATTAATGCAAGTCGCAGCATGGGTATGTTACCTGATGGTTATGTAGTTAACCATTTCTTAACAGACACAGATGCGTACTTCTTTAAAACTGATGCACCTAATGGTTTTAAACACTTTGTAAGAAGTGCTATAAAAACATCTATGGACGGTGATTTTGAAACTGGAAATGCTAAATATAAGGCTCGTGAGCGTTATAGTTTTGGTGTTTCTGATCCACGTTGTGTGTTCGGATCTCCAGGAGCTTAATCAAAAAATAAGCATAATATTAAAAGGGTGGCTTGCGAGTCACCCTTTTTTTGTGTATGGTGTATTTAGTCTCGGATTTTAAGCTCTAGCGACTCGCCGAGGAGACGCTTACGAAGACTCTAGAGCAAACCCTTTCGTAAGGAGGTAAGTACAATGGGTACTACACATTTTAAAGGACCAATAGAATTCTCTTCTGCTACCCCAGCATTAGAAAACTTAAACATAGGCACATGGCCTGATCAACAATACTATATGGAAGATTTCCAAGGAAAAGCATTAGACACTACTAATTGGTGGACAGCTCTTAAAGATGGTGGAGCTCCAACAATAGCTTTAGTTGGAGATGGAAAAAATGGTGAATTATTATTAAGTTCACAAGCTACAACAGACAATAGTGGCTCTTCTATTCAACAAGGACAAGAAGTTTGGTCATTACCTACACTTGAAAAAGATACTTTATATTTTGAAACAAGAGTAAAAGCTTCCGCAGTAGCTACAATGGATATGTATGTAGGTTTATCTGAAACCTTCACAACAAATCCTGAAGCTGTTTTACTTTCTGCAAACCTTATTGGAATTCAATTAATAAATGGAAGTGGGCAAGTTGTTACCACAACTGAAGCAGGTGGAACAGGTGTTACAAGAGTTTCTACAGAAGCTTTAGGGTTAATGGCAGATGCTACTTATATAACTTTAGGTTTTGTAGCTAGAAATAATCCAACTACTTCTAGAAATAGAGTAGATTTTTATGTAAACAGAAACTTATTATGCACACACAATACTGATGGTGTAGTAGGTGGAACTCAAACAGCAAGCACCATTCCAACAGCTAATATGAAATTAGCTTTGTTTGAATTGTCAGGAAACGCTACTGGAACAAAAACTCTTACTGTAGATTATGTTATGGCAGCTCAAGACAGAAGCGTTACATACTCTCCTGCAAGAAACTAAGGGGAAATTAAATGGCTGGATCAGATGTAGAGTCTACGTTTATAAAACCAGACGCTGTAAATGCAGTTCTTTATGCAGGATCTCAATCTCCAGGAGCAGCAGGTAATTTAACATTAACAGAAGCTGCTCCTGATATGCCGAGAAATGTTACTATAACTTCTGGTGGGGATGATAGGACAGCAACTTTTACTGTTACAGGAACAGATGAAAAAGGTGATGCTCAAACAGAAGTAATTACTGGCGCAAATGGAGGAGCAGCAGCAGGAGCTAAGTATTTTGCTACTGTTACACAAATAACTATATCTAAAGCATCAGCAGGAACAGTAACAGCAGGATCAGGCACAGCGATATGTGGCGTTATTTTTAAAGGTAGACTGAGATTACGAGGAATGTATTTTGCGAATGGAGCAGTTACTAAAACTATTGTTTTTAAACAAGAAAGTTCTGTAGGTACGACTCGTATGCAGATTCAATCTACGGCAGGAGTAGCTACAAGTGCTTATCCTGATATTCCTGATGAAGGTGTTCTCTTTAAAGATGGTGGTTTTATACCGTTTGTTTTAGATGATTTTGGAGCTATTACGTTATTTTATTCTTAGGAGAAATAAGTGGTATTGTAAAGCATGGTGGTTCGTAAAATAAAAAATATTGATATTCACTCGTTGGATGTGCAATACACAGAATTAAAGGTAGAGCAAAGCCATATTGCTTCTCAAGTAGATATCTTAGGTCAGGATATGAAGGTCGTTAAAAAGTCCGTTTTTCAAGCTAAGTGGATGTTAATAGGGGGTTTTTTTGTTGTTGTAGCAGCGAATAATTCTCAAGTATTAGCAAACTTAATAACAATGATGGGAGCTAAATAATGCCAAAAGTTGGAAATAAACATTTCTCTTATAATAAAAAAGGAAAAGCAGCAGCAAAAAAATTAGCTCAAACTACAGGGAAAAAAGTAGTTTATGCTAATAAAGGTATGATGGTAAATAAAAACATGGATACATCTAAAAATATGGAATCTAGAGTGAAAACCTATACTCCTGAAGAAACGGCTTTTGTAGCAACTTATAGTAAATTAATAAAAGGACCAAATAGTTAGATAGGAAAAATAAATGGCTACATCTAATACGAAAGATTTTGAATTAGATACCGCAGAATATGTGGAAGAAGCGTTTGAAAGATGTGGGTTGCAAGCTCGCACAGGATATGATTTGCAAACAGCAAGAAGATCCTTAAATTTACTTTTTGCAGATTGGGCAAATAGAGGATTGAATAGATGGACTATTTCTCAAGAAACACTACTTTTAGCAGGAAGTCTTGCTGAGTATCCTCTTGGAACTCTTACTTTAGCAGTAACGGCTTCTGGTGCTTACTCTTTAGGTGAAACTATAACAGGAGCAACAAGTGGAGCAACAGCTAGTATAACAAGTTTACCTTCAGCTACCTCAATGGCTATAACTGTTCCTGTAGGTACTTTTCAAACAGCAGAAAATATAACAGGAGCAACAAGTGGGGCAGTAACCGCTACTACAGCTATAGTAGATTTATCAACAGTACAATCTAGTATTGATGTGTTGTCTGCTGTTGTGAGAGAAAATTCTGGAGCAACTAATCAATCAGATATTAGTATAGGCAGGGTTAGTAGATCAGAATTTTTAAATATTCCAAGTAAAAAAACTCAAGCTAGACCAAGTCAGTTTTATATTGACAGACGAATAACACCACAGATTAAATTGTGGCCTACTCCTGATAAAGTTTATACATTAGTTTATGATAGACTTGTTAGAATGGATGATGTTGATAATATGGTAAACACTCCTGAGGTTCCTTTTCGTTTTTATCCTTGTCTTACAGCAGGATTAGCCTATTATTTATCTATGAAAAAAGCCCCAGAAAGAACGGAGCTTTTAAAAGCTGTCTATGAAGAAGAATTTCAAAGAGCTGCTGCGGAAGATAGAGATAGAGCAAGTTTAAGCTTAACCCCTAGCGCACGATCGTATGCAATAATATGAGTAAATATTCTAATGGAAAATATGCAAGATTTATTTCAGACCGTAGTGGTTTGGAGTTTCCTTACTCAGAAAGAATAGAAGAATGGACAGGAGCAATAGTTCACTATTCTGAATATGAACCAAAACAACCCCAATTAGAACCTGTGAAAGCTCCTTTTGAACCTCAAGCTTTATATCAACCTAGACCTGATGTGCTTCAAGAAATGATTATAATTATTGCTGAAAGTATTTTTGGAGATAAGGGTATAACTACAGCAGGTTATCATGGTATAGCTTTAATAGGAGAAGTGGAGATAGTTACGTCATGAGTTGGACATTTACTACATTAAAACAAGCAATACAAGATTATACACAAAACAATGAAACAACTTTTGTTTCTTATCTAGACGAATTTATTACAACGGCAGAACAAAGAATTCTTTCAGAAGTAAATTTAGATAATTTTCGAAAAAATTCTGCAGGAACATTTCAAAAAGGAAACAAATATCTTCAAATGCCAGAGGATTATTTATCTTCTTTTTCTTTGTCTTATTTTGATGGGGATGGAAACCAACAGTTTTTATTGTTAAAAGACGTTAATTTTGTACAGTCTTTTACTCCTGCTGGTGATGGTACTGAAGGGGAACCTAAATATTATTCTCCTTTTGACTATTTAAATTTCATAATAGCCCCAACTCCTAACGCAAATTCTGCTGTAGAGCTTCATTATTTTTATAGACCTACTTCTTTAACAACAGCAGCTTCAGGTACTACTTGGTTGGGAACAAATGCTCCCGATGCTTTATTGTATGCTTCTTTGTGCGAAGCTTCTGTTTTTATGAAAGGTGAAACCGATGTTTTTCAAAACTATACCCAAAGATTCCAAGAAGCTATGTCAAGATTGAAAAACTATGGCGAGGGTATGGAAAATATTGACGCATACCGTGAAGGAATGGTTAGAATACCAAGAACATGAGCAAAAAAGAAAAATTAAAAGGTAAAAAAATAGCTATTGTAGCTTTAGGCGGTACTTTTTATGATTATATCTTGTCTAGAACTCGTAGCGAAAAATACGATGAAGTTTGGGCTATAAATGGTATGGGTGAAATTATAAAACACGATAGAGTGTTTATGATGGATCCCCCTGAACGGTTTTTAGATGATATAAAGGCAGGAACTCAAACAGGTATTGTTTCAGAAATGTTAAAAACTCATAAAGGACCGATATATAGTTGCACTTTAGATAAAAGATGTCCTGGAGTCGTAGAATATCCTTTAGAATTCGTAGTTCAAAAGACAGGTTTAGCTTATTTGAACAATACTGTTTCTTATGCGTTGGCTTTTGCTATTGCACATGAAGTAAAATCGTTGCATTTGTTTGGTTTGGACTTTAGTTATGCTGACAGGCCTCATTTTGCTGAATCTGGAAGAGCTTGTTGTGAGTTTTGGGTGGCTATTGCTATTTCTAAAGGAATTCAAATCGAAATAGCTCATAATTCACCGTTTTTGGACACAAATGTTCCTGAAAAAGAAAAATTATACGGATATCATAGATTAAAAGATCCTTTAGTTCTTGCTAAAAATGGAAAAGGCATAGAAATAGGTAGACAATCCAAATTAGTCCCCCCTGAACCATTAGATGGAAAACAACATTGCCATGTTTGGGGAAGAGATGATATTGAAGGTGTTACTTACGATAAAAACGCATTACAAGGAGAGAAAAATGTTTGATATAGGCGTTGGTATAACAGTAGAAAAGGTAGATGTGTTCACTTCTAACGAGGGAGGCCTGTCAAACGAACAGATATCAGAAATGGCTACTGCTAAAATAGTGTCTGTTTCTGATCATGCTGCTGAACCGATAAAAACCCAAGCTAATCTTTTTAGAGAATACGTCAAAAAAATAATTTTTGATCATTTAGAATTGGCAAAGAAAGAAGAGCGTGCTACCTTGACTAAAAAGTTAGAAAAAGAAGGTTTTGAAGATTTTGCTAACATCATAAGGAGAATATAATGGCTATAACACAAGCAATGGTTACTTCTTTTAAAATGGAGATTTTAAAAGGAACGCATAATTTTACACTTGCAGCTAATAGTTTTAAACTTGCTCTATATGCGATAGGTGCAGGAGGAAAATCTAGTACAACAGCTACTTTGGGAGCTGCTACAACTGTTTTTACTACAACAGGAGAGGTTGCTTCTAGTGGAACATATGTAACAGGAGGACTTGCTTTGACTAATGTTACTCCTATTACCTCAGGAACAGTAGGTTTTGCAGATTTTGCAGATAAAAGTTTCACAACAGCTACTATCACAGCAAGAGGAGCATTAATTTATAACTCTAGTGCAAGTAATAAAGCTGTCTGTGCTTTAGACTTTGGCTCAAATAAAAGTTCTAATTCAGGAACATTTACTGTCCAATTCCCAACAGCTAACCAAAGTTCTGCTATTATTAGAATAGCATAAAGGAATAAAAAGTGCCAAATAACACCTTAAATGGATGGGGTCGTGGCACATGGGGATCTGCTTCGTGGGGATCTTTTGGTGTTGTTGAAGTTTCAGGAGTTGTAGGAACTTCTGCTGTAGGATCAATCATAGCAGAAATTCCTACTGATGTTTCTGTAACAGGACTTGCAGGAACTTCTGCTTTAGGCTCAGTTGTCGTAAGTGGAACTGCTTTAGTAATCCCTACGGGAGTTACAGGAACTTCTGCTTTAGGAAATGAATCAGTTGTTGCTGACGGTGTTGTAGCCGTTTCAGGATTAGCA